ATCGCTGGCGTTCCAAAAGAGGATATAACTAACAAAGAAATTAAGCAGTTATATAACCAAAAGTATATAAAGAATAACAACGATATAGCAGAAGGTAATAAACCAGTAATGGTTAACCAATCAACTCAGAACGATAATGAGATAATAGCTAGTTTGTTTTCGTGTGTCTCAAAAGACAGTGATTTGCTAGCCCTAGAGAAGCTGATTAATAGTGGAATGAAACCCAGTGAGCTGAAAGCTAAGCTAGATAAAGGTATTAAACTATCTGAACTGCTCCCTTAATGTTCATATAGCTAGCCTTTTATTTCATGCTACTACCTTATAAATGCTCTAAAACCCTTACTGTATAAGGCTTTCATTTAAAATCGACCTTTGGGGGTGGGGTACCACCCCTTGTATACATATCCCCCTCACTCAAATTTTTCCCACTTTTTCTAGTCTCACCTTTGATATCAAACACACCTCCCTCTTTTTGCTATCAGAAAGTTCCGACCAGTTGACAATTTCCGAGCGTGTGCGACCACAAGAAGCACACAGCTCGATGTCGTCATGGGTAATCAGTTGACACTGATAGATACATGGACTTTCTACAGACATAAATGGTAACCAGAGTGATAGATAATAGAAGACCTAACCCGAATAAAAAAAGGTATTCAGATAAAACATCATAATGATGGATAGCTCTCGTTTATCTAGTAACCATAGTTTCTCACACTATGTCCGCTTCCACGATCCCTGATACCTTAGTGACTATACTGCTGTCGAGTAGAGAGTACCTCTGCGGTAAAACACGTTTATCCTGGTCTGTCGCTATCTACATTCCAGAGGGCTGGGTAATGGCCCCGTTACAATTAATATACTAGCATTTTGTTGTTTGGTCAATTTATAAATACTATTGACCTAGATATCAAATAATGATATCTTAAATGCAAGGAGGATGTGATGTTAGCAGAATTTATATTAGCAGTGAGTATGACTGGCTTACCAGAAGATATGAGATACATTGGCCACTTTACTAGCTGTGAAATGGCTAATTTATATGTTGAGCTAAATTATCCTGATGCAGAAGATACACGATGCTTACATGAAAAGTTTATGTATTTACCTGACAATTTTAATCGGAAAGTAATTACCACACATGACATTACGGGAATTCTACAAAATAGTTATTAATATCTTTAATGATGGAGAACCATTGCCATGGAAATATACACGTAAGGATGGTTACTGGCAAATGTCCAAAGGATTTTTAAGTTACGATGAAGGTAAGGCAGTGACAGCTGATGTTTATTTAAAGACAATCAAAGCAGCTAAAGAAGATAAGCTTGGATATAAGCAAGAAAAGAAAATACCTAAGCATAAGTTCAAAGTTCAAAATAAATATAAAGGAGATTGAAATGACTGAAAATGTCAAACCATTTTTAGTACGACTTACAGTAGATAATGTAGATCGACTAAATAAAGCAAAAGATGAGATGGAGTTGCCTAAAGCAACCATCATTAATAAAGCAATTGAAGAATATTTAACGAAAGACTTAACATCCAGGCTTAATAAAATACTATGACACCCACGATACGATTAGAGTTACCTTACCCGCCAAGTGTTAATAGTTATTGGCGAGCTAATGGTCATCGTAGATACATTAGTCCTGAAGGTGTACAGTTTGCAAAAGAGGTTGATCTAGTCGTAAAACAAGGTAGACATAAGTCGTTTGGAGATAAGTTAGTTGCAATGAGCGTGATGATACATCCCAGATCAAAACGTAAGTTTGATTTAGACAATACATTAAAGGCCATACTTGATGCGCTAATGAAAGCAGGTATGTATGATGACGATTCACAAATTGAATACATTGAGATTGCCCGTGGAGAGCAAGTAGAGAACGGAAAGGCAGTCGTACATTTGTACGAATATGAAGCGTGATTACACGAAGTTTATTGATGCAAACATTAACGGCACCAAATATTGTAGTTCGTGTAGTAAGCATAGAGATACAAGCGGAGGCAAATATAAAGTCAGTATGAATGGCAAAAGCCAACGCTGGGTATGTAGTGAGTGTTACAGAAGTCGTGTAACTGTTAAAAAACTTAAATAAGGAATGTGTTATGAAAAAAGTAAATCAAGTCTACATGACCAATGATTACGATATGTTCAGTTTTATTAGTGGCAACAGAGATGTAAACCTATTACACGTAGAGCGATTAAAAAAATCTATGAATGTTAAATACATCCCAGTCCCAATTATTGTTAATCAAAAACATCAAATTATCGATGGGCAACATAGGTTTATAGCATTAAAGTCACTTAAAATGCCTATCTATTTTGTTGTCGAAAAAGATTTGGATTTGAAAGATGTGCAAAGATTAAACACACATAGTTCTAATTGGACAGCAGATGACTATATGAAATCATATTGCAATTTAGGATATGAAGAATATCTTAAATACCGAGAGTTCAAAAATGAATATGGTCTATGTCATAGTGATACACAGGCATTGCTTACAGGTAATAATGTAGGTGGTGGTCAAAGTAATGCATTTAATGATGGGTATTTTAAAATTACTCATTTAAAAGAAGGAACTGAAATCGCTAAAAAAATGTTAGCTATTGGTGCATTTTATGATGGATATGCAAGGCAATCATTTGTGAAGTCAATGCAAATATGTTTTGATAATCCTGAGTATAATCACAATGAGTTTCTCAAGCGATTTAAGAGTCAATCATATAAGCTTATGGGTAGATCAACTTATGGTGAGATATTACCTGTAATAGAAGAAATCTATAATTACAATAGACCTCACGCATCAAGAGTGAGATTAACTTTACTATGACAAACGATCAAAACAAGACAAAGTCAGATTTTATTAAGGAGAAAACTATGGCTGAACAATATCAACCAAAACCTGGCACGGGTAGTGCATTTAAGAATGATAATAAGACAGAAGATTGGCATGCTGATTGGCGTGGCAAAGTTTTGTTACCTGATGGTACGGAACATTACTTAGATATTTATGACAACATAAGTAAAAGTGGCGTTTCCTACCGAAGTGTCAGAATTGGTAATCCTGTGGCGAACGCCAACGGCGGTCAAAGGCCAGTACAAAATCACGCACCAGCGAGTGCGCCTGTGGCTCAATCCGTTGACGAATTTGAGGACGATTTACCCTTCTAATGAGTGAGACTAAGAATAAAAACAAACCTATTCCAAGTCTTGCTGGCTATGGTGGTGTGCGAGCGCTTCAGAAAAAACTGGAGCGCAGTACAACCATTGCTGCCAATAGAGAGGCTGTTGCATACAGCCTTCTTTGTATGGCGAACACTAAAATTACGGATGTGATGGAGTGGGACCAAGATGGCAATGTTAAAGTCAAAGCAAGTAAAGATATTCCAGAACATGCATTACAAAGCATTAAGTCGATCAAGATAGATAAAGATGGTATGATAGCAATAGAATTTTGGGACAAGGTACAGACATTGCGATTGTTAGCTAAAGCTAGTGGTTTGCTAGATAACCCTGATGAATCAGATAAGCCGTCTGTGATTGGTATTAATGTTAAAGCACCAGAGGTAATTGATCATGACGAATCCTAAAGATGTCCAAGTTGGTGGCGACCATTACAAGCGACACGCTATTCAACCAATAGACATTATGAAAGAATACCTTTCAGATGAAGCGTACGTTGGTTTTCTGAATGGTAACATAATAAAGTACGCATTAAGGTGGAGAGATAAAGGGGGTGTTGAAGACTTAAAAAAGTTACAACACTATGTCGCCTTTTTAATCAACCATAAGGAGAATGCTCATGGATCTGAAAGCAAAGATTGAGCAACTGCGTGAAGAATTTATTATGGCTAATATGAATAATTCCAGAGTCATGGAAATTATTGATGAGCTATGGAAGGACAATCAAAGACTTCGTCAGTTGTTAAATGCAAAGATTGTGGATATAGATGATGAAGAATGAGCAATAAAAAAGACAGAAGTAATCGATCACTTGCTGGCCCTGGTATTGAATTAGATTTCAGTACTAGCCCTGTCGTTTATAACTTCTTACAAAGTAATAAGTTTGTACGGGGACTCATGGGTCCAGTAGGCTCAGGTAAATCTTACGCCTGTGCTGCTGAAATTATGATGCGTGCCGTTAGGCAAAAGCCATCCCCTATCGATGGTATACGATACACCCGTTTTGTTATTGTACGAAACTCTTATCCAGAACTCAAGACAACCACCATTAAAACATGGCAAGAGTTGTTTCCTGAGAACACTTTTGGTCCGATGTTATATACACCTCCGATCACTCATCACATTCGCCTCCCTTCCCGCGGTGATGCTGCGGGCATAGACTGTGAAGTGATTTTCCTAGCATTGGACCAACCCAAAGATGTGCGTAAACTATTATCTTTAGAACTTACAGGAGCATGGGTCAATGAAGCCAGAGAATTACCTAAAGCTGTTATTGATGGTCTTACTCATCGTGTTGGTCGTTATCCAACTCAGAAGGATGGAGGGCCTACTTGGCACGGAGTATGGATGGACACGAACCCAATGGACGATGACCATTGGTGGTACAGATTAGCTGAAAAAGAAAAGTTAGGTGGCAAATATGGTTGGGACTTTTTTAAACAGCCAGGAGGTGTTACGGAAGTAAGCGTTGATGAGTTACCAGAAAATCCAGAAGCTAACGATCATATTTTTTCAGGTGGGCGTTGGTGGAAAATAAATCCTAAAGCTGAGAATGTTAAAAACTTACCTAGTGGTTACTACATGCAAATGTTGGGAGGTAAGAACTTAGATTGGATCCGTTGTTACGCTGAAGGTAAATATACTTATGTACAAGAAGGTCGACCTGTATGGCCAGAATATGATGATCATTTGATGAGCGCAGAAGATGCAGACTATGATCCATCACAACCGCTACATATTGGTCTTGACTTTGGTTTAACACCCGCTGCTGCTATTGGCCAACGCCTTACTAATGGTCGATGGATTGTGTTTGATGAGATTGTGACTGAAGATATGGGGCTTGAACGCTTTGGTCAACAACTACTTGCTGAGATTAATGCGAAATATCCTAAAGCACAAATTATGGTATGGGGCGATCCAGCAGGTATGCAGCGTGATGCTATTTATGAGGTTACGGCATTTGACTATTTAAGAACCCTTGGACTACGTGCGCAACCTACGGCATCTAATAATTTTAAAGTCAGACGTGAGGCAGCTGCAGCTCCTATGCAAAGATTGATTGCAGGTAAACCAGGACTACTTATACATACAAGATGCAAACGTTTACGCAAATCACTTGCGGGTGGTTATCATTTCAAACGTATTAGTGTCGGTGCTGGACAAGAAAGATTCCGTGATCAACCTAATAAAAACGAACATTCACACATTGGTGATGCGTTTGGCTATTTACTTTTAGGTGGTGGTGAACATAAACGTATGACCAAGAGTCCATTACAGTCTAGTACACTTATTGCACAAACCATAGCAAGTGCGGACTTTGATGTTTTTAATTGATCCAAACTTTTTAAAAAATGAAATGCCTCATGTACAGGGCGGTTATTATTTGCCATTTCACATGGATCATTTGAATAACTTTCAAGGAATTATAGATTATGAATCTAAATCAATGTCGCTTGAAGATAGAACACAGTATATTAATTTACAGTCTCAAGCTGGTCCTTGTATTACTGCGTTCGTGCATAATGTGCCTTTGGCTGTTTTTGGTTGTGTTATCTTATGGCGTGGTGTGGGCGAAGCGTGGTCTTTATTTGCTGAAGGTGCAAGACGATATCCAATCGCCATGACAAAAGGTGCTAAATCATTTTTTGATAGCTGCGTGATATCATATAACTTGCACAGATTGCAAATAACTGTTAAAACATCAGATAAGCGTGCTGTGGCTTGGGCAAAAACTTTAGGATTCGAAGCTGAAGGCGTTATGCATAAGTACAGCGCAGATCAAGAAGACAATTTTATGATGAGGAGAATCTAATGGGTGGAATTATTGGTGGCAAACCTAAGGCCCCAGATACATCTGCTGCTGAAGAATCTTTAAGGTTACAGCGTGAAGAAACAGCCAGACAAAAGAAAAAAGCAGAAGAAGAACAACGTGATGTGCAAGAACAAATTGCGTCAAGACGTAAAGCATTACAACGTGGCGGCGCTAGATCATTATTATCTTCTGCTCGTTTAACACCAGAAGTCGGTATTGAAGAAGAAAAATTAGGAGCATAATATGGCTGCACTTGATTTTGGTATGGCAAAAGCACGTGGACTGATTGCCCCATCAACTCAGTATGAAACTGATGTTATTGCAAAAGCTGGCGGACGTAATGTATTTAAGTCTGAAGACTGGTGGAATAAACAGCTTGATATTGGTGTAAAAGAAGGTCGTTTTAAAGAATCAGTGACTGAACGTGTAGCTCCTGGAACATTTGCTGGGAGAGGATCTTTTCAAAATTTAGTACGCCAAAAAGGTTATGAATCAGCAACACCTGTCTATGAGGAACGTTATATTAGACGTAGCCGTGGTGCTGGCCCACAATACTTACCTATATCCACACCCAATGTTGATCCAAGACGATACATGAAACAGTCTTACATTGTAGGCTATGACGCAACAAAAACAAAAGATATTACGCAAAATGTATTAGATCAAATTTCAGCACAATCAAAACGCCAGGCTGAAACAATTAAAGCAGAAGGTGCTAAAGAACGTGCAGTCAGAAAAAGATTAACAAGAGGTACAGGAGGCTTGTTAGCTAAGGCACAAATTCCTGGAACAGAAGGGATGGCTACAGGATTACCTGTATTAGGTGAAGGTGGTCTTGGTATTGGGTCAACCATGTTAGGTCAAAGGCAGAAACTATAATGTATGACAAAATGCAAAAGAAAGTTAAGAAAGTTATGAAAGAATACAAATCTGGCGAACTTAAATCAGGCTCAGGAGCAAAAGTAAAAAGCCGTAAACAAGCCATTGCTATTGCGATGTCAGAGTCTGGGCAGGCTAAAAAATAAATGGAATTATACAAAGGCGCATATCCAACTCGAGATATTGAGCAAGTTAGACTGATTGAAGGTCAAGCTTTTTCGTTAGGATATGTACGAACTTTTTTAGATCCATTGCCAGCTACAGAAAGCATTGACATTGCACTTGCATTTCCAAGCGGTATGAATCCTATTATAAGTATTTCAGGATTATCTTCTGGTAATGCGATTGGTTATTTATATGAAGGTTCAGTCGTTTCAGGTGGAACACCATTGACTATTATAAAAAGAAATAGAGCAAGCACCATTACTAGCCAAGGTGTAG